AGAATCAACTATTTCTGGAACTGTAGATGGTTTGTTATCGGCATTTGAAATTCAAACAGCAGATATTACATCAACCAATGGTAGCATCAATAATATCGCATCAACTTCTATTGTTACGGATTCTCTCAATACACCGATTATAAACTCTTCGACTGGATTTACTGCTACTATTTCTGGTGATGTTATATTTTCAACGACTAATTTTAAGGTAGGCACTAACCTTCTTATAAATGGATCAACTGGTGATACTTCTACCTCTGGATACTTTAGTTCCGCAGAATATAGAGTTGGAAATAATTTAAAAATTTTAGATGATACTACAGATATAGCAACTATAAAGAGTTATAATGGAGCTGATATAAAAATCATTCCAGACCTAGGAAGATTAGTAGATATTGATACAACTACAGCATTAGCAATTCCAGTTGGAGATACTAACAATAGACCAATTGCTGGTGTAGTTAGAGATGGATGCATTAGATTTAATACTGAAACAAATCAATATGAAGGTTACAGTTCATCAACAGACTCATGGTCTTCTTTAGGTGGTGTTAGAGATCTAGATGGAAATACTTATATTACTGCAGAAGAGACGGTAGGATCAAATGATAATACACTATGGTTTTACAATGATAATATCAATACAGTAAAATTCACACCAACAAGGTTAGAATTTATAAATCAAAAGACAATATCATCTCCGAATGTAAATGCTCCAGCATTTACAACTTGGACTGCAAATACTCCAGTTTCTCTGGGTTCTTTCCTGAAGTATAAAAATAACCTCTATGAGGTTACAGTTGCAGGAACTACAGCAACTTCTGGTAACGAACCAATTCATACTTCTGGATCTCTGGCAAATGGTTCTGCAGAACTCACTTGGTATTCTCTAGCAGTAGCTCCACTTACATTTGATGATATTGAAGTTCTTAGAATTGGTCCTTTAGGATCTCTTCCAGTATCAATCAATAATGATTTGAGACTTGAATCGAATACCATTTCTACAGATATTAGTGATCTTGTTATTAGACCAAATGGTGGCAAAAAAGTTATTGTTGATGCCGCTACTTCTTTGGTTGTTCCATCTGGAGCAGATGCTGATAGAGGAGTTCCAATTCAGGGATCAGTTAGATTTAGTCAGACATCACTACAGTTTGAAGGATATGATGGAAATAACTGGGGATCTCTTGGTGGAGTAAAAGATGTAGATCAGAATACTTATATTATTCCAGAACTTTCTCCTGGATCAAATGAGAATATTTTATATTTCTTCAATGACAATAATAATACTCTACAACTTACAACCACAGCATTAGATTTTTATTCTATTGATACCATTAGATCAGTTACTACAGATGAACTAGAGATTACAGCTTCACTATTGACATTTGATAATGGAACTTCAACATTTGACAATACAGCAACAGATAGAACTTTCCTACACACCACCAAGCAGTATTTTGATCTTGGACTTTCCGCTGGTTTAACTACAGATCCAGTTCTAAGATTGGATGATGTTGGTGATGTTTATTTGAATATTGGATTTGGTACAGGATCTCTGGATCTTGTTAAAGTTTTTGATGGTGATCTAAAAGAATTTGAACTTGCCGATGTTAAGATCCTCACAGAAAAACTAACGTTAGTTAAGGGAACTTCTGATAATGGATCGTCTGAACTATATGCAATTGCGACAAACTCTGGATGTAAAACAACAGTTATTGCAGAAAACCCAACATCAGGTGATAAAGAGTTTATTGAGTTTGGTGTTCTTGATGATGGAACTGATGTATTCCATACAGAATATGGAAATATTAGAACTGGCACACAACTTATTATTCCAACTTTTGAAGTTACTGGAACAAACGTAGTAAGAATAAATATTGAATTGGGTGCTGGAGTAAGTCCAACCGAATCTGTAAATATCACCGTCGTTTCGAACATTACCAAGAAATAAAAATGGCAACTACAAAAGAAAAGTTTGATTCAACAGGTGGATTTTCCATCGACAAAACAGTTATTGTTGATGAGTTGAGGAATGCAAAAGATCTCAATACACTAGAGATAAAAAATTCTCAATTCACAGATAGTAAAGTATCTCACTATATTCTTCGTGGGTTAAATACTTCAGTTCTAGAGTTAGATGACGTTGGAAGTCAAATTGTTATTGATGACAATACTCTCAATTTTATAACAGGGCATATTATTGGAGTGAATCCTCAGGGGGCGGTTTATTCTGCTAAATTGGAAACAACTTTACTATGCGATGCTGTTGGACTAACAACTGTTTTATCTAGTATGAGAACTGTAATTAAAGATGATATTCCATCAGGACAATCATGGATTATTGAACCTCTGGGTTCTTCTAATAGGTTTAGTTATTCTACTACTAGAGCAGGAACAACAAATAATATTAAGTGGGCTGTATCTACTCAAGTTATCAGCATCGAGTGGGCTTGATGCTAAATATAACTGAGGATAATAAGGGCGGGAGCTAGTAAGCACCATGAGTTTTAATATCAATTCCGACAAAGAGTTTATTAGAGGTTCTAATCCAAAACTCATCGGTGATAATGAACTTACTATTAGAAGTGGCGTTGGATCTTTAGAAAGAGAAATTCTAAGGACACAATTAGATGCAAGCACTGGCCTTCCTCGTGTTGGTATCAATAGAACGGGTCAGAGAGTTAATAACCTCGAAATTACAAATGGTGGTACTGGTTACACTTTACAACCAACCGTAACTATTGATCCACCATCAACAGCTGGAGGGGTTCAAGCTCTTGCATCTGCCTTCATTTTCAATGGTCAGGTTGTAAATATTGCTGTCAATAATCCAGGTAGTGGATATACAACTACACCAAACGTAGTTATTAGTGGTGGAAATGGAGTTGGTGCCGCTGCAGTTGCATTTCTAGATACCGTTGATTTTGAACTGGATATCAATGGTGCTATTAGAACATCAACATCTATCATTTCTGATACTGCGAGAATCCTGAACCTCGATATTGATAACTTTGTTACCCCAGATCTAGTTTTGAGGGGACCAAACTTTAAAAACTACTTGAATAATACTGGAACTCCATGGGGAGCAAATGTTATCGTTCAAGAAAATGCATTCAGATATTTTGGTGTTAATGTTTATCAAGCTCTAAATGGTGGAGAAACAGGTTCTCTTGCTCCAGTACATACCGATGGTACTGCACTGAATGGAGAAGTAAATTTCAAGCATATTGGTTTCCGTGTTGTAGATTCCAATGCGTTTGGATTCGGAACAACTGGAGAGGCAGGAATTTATCCTCGTTCCATTACCCCTCTTCTTGGTGATAGATCTGATAAGATTGCTACTACAGAATACGTCCTCAACCTGGCAACGAATGACGTTGGTGGTCGTATCTACGTTTCGGAACAAATTGGTTCTGATTTGAATGATGGTCGTTCTGCTGTTGCTCCCGTAAGAACGATCAAAAAGGCGGCACAGTTAGCATGGGCTACTCCTGGTGTCAAAGAAACCATCATTGTTTCTGGTGGTGATTACTTAGAAGATAACCCAATTTCACTACCACCAGATGCTTCTATCGTTGGTGATAACTTGCGTCTTGTAATTGTCAGACCAAAAAATCCTGGCAAACACATCATGAAGTTTGGTGATAAGAACTACATTATTGGTGTTACTTATCGAGATCAAATCGACTCAAACGGGGATCCAGTTGCTACCTGGGACTTCGCTATGGTCTTTGACGATAAGCAGCGCATTATTGTTGATTATGAAGTAAATGGAGACTTTGGTACTGAGTTCCCAATCGGACATCAGATATTTGGACCAGATCAATTCCGTGTTGGATTCCAGCAGAATACAGGTCTCAGTGCTCTTCAGAATGGCGTAGAAGTTGTTGGTGTCAATACTGGTGCAAGAGCAAGAGTAATTGGAAATACTTTCACTACTACAATAGGTGCTAGCGCATATGTTAGTGGTACTGTAGATGTAAGACTGACAAGCGGTTCTTTTGTTGAGGGCGAGCAATTTAGATATATTACTTCTGCATCCACGGGAAGTTCAATTGCTCTTACTATCACAGCAACATCTGGAGCAAATATCTTCAGAACTACAACAGACCCATCTGGCATTGTTGCTGGTGGTACTTACATCTATTTGGATGATACTGATGACAGCAGCTTCACCGCTGGTTATTATGAAGTTGCGGATATTGATGACACAAATGCTCCTTCTTATTGGGATATTCAGGTTGTACCTCTTCTAAACTCTCCGTCTTGGAATACAAATCAATCAGAAACTATCCAGATTTTCAACGCATCTGTAACTTCATTCACATTTGACTCAACTTCACTCAAGTCAATCAGAGCTGAAGGTGAAGTTGTTTTTGTAGATGAGGATATTACAAGAACTCTACCAATTCAGAGAATTGATTTTTCGCAGCAAGGTGGATTTACAGATGGTTTCCAGAGCGATCAGTTTGGTAACTCAGAAGATCTTGGTGGTATTGTATTCTACACCAACGAACTAGTTGGTAGATCAAACACACATGATCTCAAAGAAGGTCAAGAAATTCTAATTCAAGGATTACCAACTGGATCTCCAGATCTTTCATTCTTGAATGGAAAGCAGAGAATTTATAAGGTTTTAGAAGATGCCGATGGTCGAGCAAGAAGATTTGTAATTCCAAAGAAAGCACCAGCAATCAACGATGCTAACTTTGATCCAGGACAGTTTGCTACTGTTAGCACATACTCCAAGAGCATAACTCTATCACTACTCAACTCCCCAAATACATTCCCACTAGCAACTCCTGTAGATAGAAGATATCAGGATGCTTGTATTTACATTAGAAACAACAGAGAGTTTATTGCTGATGAAGTAGTTGGTCGTATCAACGATGAGTTCAAGAAAGAATACTTTGCTGTTTATGATGTTTCTGGACTAGACTTCAAGATTTATCTTGGCACATCTAGATTCGAGCACACATATATTAGTGGTGGTACAGTAACGTTTGGTGGTAACACATACAACATTACTGGATTTACATACGACACATCAGTTACTGGTGTAGCTACAATTAGTACAGACGTTTCTATTCCTGGACTTGTAGAAGATGATATCGTACAACTTGCTGATATTCTTGTAGAGTGTGATAACGGACAGAAAGTATATCCAAGTTTCAATATTCCAGTAAGTGATACACAGTGTAAGCAAGACATTATCCACTTCCTGAATGCCCTTGTAAGGGACCTTGAGTTTGGATCTAACCATAATATTATCGAGGCAGCAAATAAGTATATTGTAGGCGCTAAGATCGACTATGTAGAGAACGAAATTATCCAGACTGTACGTGCGATTGAGTATGCTAGAGAGCTAGCAATCTATGCGATGTGTAACTGGAGAACTGGGAATAGAACTGCTGGTGCTCCAGTTTATGTTCCTCAGTATTCGTCGCTCACGAGATATTTTGATGATAGTGTAATTACAGCAACTGCGGGAACACCTGCTTGCGATGATGTAAGATCTGCTATTGATACCCTTTCATATCTCTGGGTAGATGTTATCGGCAATAATGCATCTGGAACATACTTAGATGCTGCATATCTAATTGCAAGAAACAGAGATTTGATTGCTGATGCAGCATATGAGGATACACTAGTTTCATATCCTTCACTAGGTCTAAGTAATGTAGATGAAAGAAAGTGCCGTAGAGATATCAACTACGTTCTCTCTGGTCTAATCAGAGACCTTGTACTTGGTGGAAATAGCGGAACTGTAACTGCTGCTGAGGCATACTTTAGCGGAACTGCACTTGCTGGTATTCCTATAGCAGAAGTTCCTGCTACTAGATTTGCTTTCCAGAGAGCAGCATACTATGCAACTGCTGCTATGCGTAACTGGACCGATGGTGCAGGAAGTGCAATTACATCAGCAACATCCCCAATCCCACAATTCACAGATCCAAGTATTCTCGCTGATCCTGCTTCCCCAGATTGTGCGAACGTTGCAGCGTCAATCGATACGTTGATGACGCTTCTTGATAACATCTTGCTACATGGAGAAGATCCATCCGATCCTGCTGCGATCGAACCAGGATCTACAACAATAACAACTGGAACTCTGTATGATACATCACAGATCATCACATATTCAGATAGCTACATCTATGATGCCAATAATGTAAGAATGGCAGTCCGTGGTGACTACGATGATTACCCAATTATCGAAGCATCACCATACACCCAGAACGCATCTGTTATCTCCTTCCTAGGTGGTGGCGGTGCTCTAGTTGATGGTTCTAAAGTCAAGCAACCCAACTGTCCTTTCCCTGGTCTAGAACTAGACGGTTCTGCAACCTTCCCCAACCAGGGTAAGTCGATGGTTGCGTCTGCATTCACCATCGTTTCGTTTGGTGGTACAGGATATAAGGTTATTGAAGATGGTTACACCCAGTTGGTTTCGGTCTTCGTTATCTTCTGTGCTGATGGCGTCTTAGCAGAGAGTGGTGGTTACTGCTCTATTACAAACTCTGCTACTAACTTTGGTATCTATGCTCTACGTGGTATTGGATACAGAAAAGAAGCATATGAGTTTGACGTTGCTACTGTTGTCAATGTTTCTGCTACACCAACTGGTAGAGCAATCCTAACCGTTGATGGTCTAGGAAGAGAACCACTAGAGCACTACGTTATCAAGGTTGATGGATTTGAAAATACAAATCCAGACATCGAATACTTCATCGATGCAGTTGGTGCAGTTGGTGCTGGTCCTCCATTCCAGGCAGAGCTAACTATTGATGACGGACAAGGACAACCAATGGACTTGACCGATAGTTCTACTGGTCTTCCAGTTTCTACTGCCAATATTGTTGGTGGCACAATTAGACTACATAGACCATCTATCGTCAATTCATCTTCACACACTTGGGAATTTGCTGGTTCTGGAACTAACTACCTAGCTCTACCAGAAAACGGTGGTACTAAGGTAGAAGCATATGAGCAAGTATCGGAAAACTACGGTCGTGTATATGTTTCTGGTACTGACGAACTTGGAGACTTCAAGGTTGGTACATTTGCTCGCATCGAGAACAGAACTGGTAACATCACCTTTACTGGTACAGTTACCATCTCCGAAGTTGAATTCCTCAAACTGAAAGGTGGTGACGTTGTTGTTACTGGATTCTCTGCAGACAATACCCTTGGTGGTGCAGGAACAAGCAACTCTGTTCTTCCTACTCAAAAGGCAGTTAGAGATTATATCACAAATAATCTTGGTCCATACATCAACAAACCATATTCAACAAATGCTGTTCCTAGAGCACTGGTTGAACTGACAGATAGCGGTAAAATTTCTATCGATCAGATACCAGCACTCAGACCATTTAGTGTTTATACGGTTGCTAACCAAACAGAAAGACTTGCTATTGAAGGTGCGCTTGCTGGTGACATCGCAATTGAGCAAGACACCACAACATCATATATCCTCAATAATGATCTAGATAGTCTATTTGTTGCATTCCAACCAGATCCAACACTACAATTTACCATTGGAGATATCTTTACTGGTAGCGGAACTGGTGGTCGTATTCAAGCAACAGAATATAGACAGGGTGTTGTATATCAACTCAACATCACAGATAGTGGTTCTGGTTATACATCTCCACCTGTTGTTACCATATCTGGTACTCTACAGCAAGGTGGGGTTGAGGCAAAAGCAATAACTACAATTGCTAATGGAGAAGTAGTTACCATTCAATTAGTATTCTTCAACGGATTCTTGGGTGGTAAAGGATACACAACTGCTCCAACAGTAACTATTGCTGCACCTGCTGGATCTGGAACACAGGCAGCAGCAGTCTCTCTTATTGAGTCTAGACTATATGGTGATGTTGTCAATAGAATTCTTATTGAAGATACTGATACAATTGAGAGTAGTGATATTCCATCAGAAACTATCAATATTACCAGAGTTCTAAACACCTCAGCATCTGATAATAACAACTGGGTATCTCTATCCTCCAACCAGATTGCAGCAGCTGATATTGTTTCTGGTGTTATTGAAACAGACCGCCTTGCTTCTGGTGGTGCTGCAAACTCATTCACTTTCCTCAGAGGAGATCAGAACTGGGCTCTAACAGTTCAGTCAATCAAGGGTGCTGAAGTTAGATACTTTGATAAATTATACAGCACAGCAAGCTCTGGATCAAGTCAGCTGATTTTCCAGACAAATTCGGATGTTCTGATCGGGCATGAAGTTGTTAATAGTGTAACTGGCATTCAGGCAAATACTAACATTACTGGTGTTATTACTGCTGCTGGTCTAACAACCATTTCTCTAAATAATCCTCTTACTCAAACAATCAACGCTGGAACTATTATCGAGTTTGAGCGTGGTGCTTCACCTATGGTCTTTGAGTCATCATATACTCAAGGAAACTTCGTTGATAATATTATCATTTCTAATGGTGGCAGTGGATTTGCAGACGGTCAGTATTTTGACGTTGAACTAACAGGTGGAACTGGAACAGGTCTTCGCGTTAATATGATTGTTTCTGGTAACACTATCACCGATGTTGCTGTTACAGATGGTGGATCTGGATATACCAGTGACTTCTCAATTACAGTTGCTCCTGGTGTAATTGGTTCTGGATCTTCGATGGTTCTACAAGCCAAGATTTCAACTGTAAATAGACAGTATGCAAACGTATCGGTTGACGTTCAGAGAGTTAGCAATCTAACTATCTCTTCTGATCTATATGGAACGATTGGTGTTGTAAGACTCAAGAAAGATCAGTTTAATATTGGAACAGCAGGTAATGGTTCTGTTGAAATCAAAACAGGTCCTGGTTCAGGTTTAGATGCCGACCTATTAGATACAAAGCAAGGTTCATTCTACCTCAACTCCAGCAACCAAAACGCTGGTACTCTACCAACTGATAGACTCGCTGGTACTTACAACATTAGTGTTTCTGGTTCTTCTGGTAATACAATTCGTCTTTCAACTGGTACTAATAACCCAACATCAAACCCAACTCCAAACAACTTCGTTGAGGGTCTAGTTGCCAACACAATCAATAACTCAGCAGATCAACTATTTGATGGAGGATCACAGCATCTTGTTCTCACAATTAGAAACAAAGGTCAGGGTCTAACTGCTGAAGGTGGTGTCAGACAAATGGCATTTACCGACAACGACAACATCTGGTTGCGTGGTTCTGGAACAGGAGTTACTGCATTTGGTACTTGGGCTAAGATGTGGACATCTCTAAATGATGGTATTGGTTCTGGACTTGATGCAGATAGATTAGATGGGGCACAGGGTACTTGGTATCAGAATGCTCTAAACATCAACTATGGCACCCTATCCGATAATAGACTTCCTAAATTTATTAGTGCAACTAAGTTTAGAGATACTCTAACAGTTCAATCATTCAACGGAGATCCAAAATATAGAATCTACCTATCTGGAAGAATTCTAAACGTATCTCCATTCACTCCTGGTAACAGCGTCAATCTATATGATGCAAACGCACAAGCAACAGGTCAGATTGCGATTGACAATCTAATCATCAATGATGTAGCAGATGGCACCGAAGATTACACTATTATCGTTGGAAGACTCACAACTGGTAACTTTGTTGGAGCACTAACAATTGGTACTGCTGCTAATAGAGAACCTTTCCAAGATTTCACTATTGATGATGACAACGTAGTTCAAGTAGCAAAACTTGAGAGTGATGGTGGAACTGCAAACCTCAGACTTGGCAGAAGAGACGGACAAGCAACTTCTCCTGGTATCTACTTCACCAGTTCTCAGTTAGTCCCCACTGCTTACAACGCTGCTATTGTTGCTACTGGTGGTAATGCCACCGATGGTTCTGGTACTCTGAACGTTCTTGTAGTAAATGCTAACGGATTGAATATCAATGGAAGCACAGTATGGAATGCTGGTAACGTTGCGTTCAATAGCGCGAACGTAGTTTCAACAGCAACACTAAGATCAGCAGTTCAAAGAGATACTAATGGTGACTTCGCTGCAAGAATTATTACAGCATCCCTAACTGGTGCTGCTTCTCTAAACGTTCTGAAGGCAGGCGATACCATGACTGGTTCGCTGAATATTACTGGTTCTGGATCAAACTTCACTCTATCTGGAACAGCAAATCTCAACAGCTTCGTCAATATCACCGATGACCTTGCTGTTGATACAGATACACTATTTGTTGATGTATCTGCAGACGAGGTTGGTATCAACGCTGGTACTGCCCCAAGATCAACTCTTGATGTTGTTGGTAATCTTGGTGTTTATATCAGATCACTCGCAAACGCTGTTGGTGCTAAACTAACATTTAGTGATAACGCTGCTACTGATTACGCACAGCAAGGATCTATCAAGTATTTCCATTCTGATTCTTCTACTCCTGGATCAGCATATGCAAATGCATTTATTGTAGAGGGAACTGAAACTACCTTAGCATTCAAGGTAACTGGTGATGTTATTGCTTCGAGAAGACTTGGTGTAAATGTCACCAATCCAGATAGAGCACTTGATGTTGGTGGTGCCGCAAGAATTACTGAAGCACTGACTATCCAGAATACTTCAAATGGTCCAATCAATTTCTACAATAATACATCAACAAGATATTGGAGAGTTGGTAGCAATACACAATCAAATAACTTCTTTACATTTGAAGCATCTGATGCTGTTGGTGGAACTACTTTTAGTGGTGCTCCTGCACTTGGAATTAGTGGAGTAAATAATGCTGTAACTATCAATACAACTGATACATCTGGGACCGATCCAACTGATGGGACAACTGTAAGAAATTACAAGTTGAACGTTTCGGGTGATGTAAATATCAACGGTCAGTTGTTCCAGAATAATGCAGAGTTTGTCACGTCAAGATGGACTGAGGCAACTAACGGCAACGATATTTACAGAATATCAAGAGTTGGCATCAATAAAGTGGATCCAACTTATACATTACATATTGATGGTTCTGTTAATATTGAAGGAAGTACAGATGCTGGTAACAGAGTTCTTTATGCCAATGGTGAAAAGCAGTGGTTGGATAAGTGGGGTGTCTTCAAGGCAAACCGTAATTTTGTTTCGGAAAACGTAACTATTCCAGCAAATGTCAATTGCGTAACTGCTGGTCCAATTACTATAAATAATGGCGTAACTGTAACCATCAGTAGTGGTGGTAACTGGGCTATTGTATAATAGAAGATTATGGCAGGTATTTTAAAGGTAGATCAGATTCAGAACACCGCTGGTGTCAATATCATGGATCTGCAAAATGGCAACATGAGAATGTGGAATGGAAGTTCCTATGAAGAATTTAATGTTCCAGGAGCGTTGATTGGAATAAATGTATATACCTCACAGGATGGAAATTGGAATGGAAAATCCACAGCTGGTGGATCTGGAACATGGACCAAACCACCTGGATGTAATCATGTTCTAGTTTATGTGACTGGTGGAGGTGGCGGTGCTCGCGTCAACGACAACACATACCGTGGAGCAGGTGGTGGCGGTGGTGCTACTGCTATCAAATATATTGATGTATCTGGAGTAAATAGCGTTTCATATACGTATGGAAATGGTGGTGGATATGCGAGAAACGGAGGAAGGGGGGCAACTGGAGGAACTAGTTCGTTTGGATCATATTGTTCTGCTTCTGGAGGACAGGGGGGTCAGACGGATGTTCCACACCAAGGTGGTCCTGGTGGTTCTGCTAGCGGAGGAGACATCAATATTCCTGGTGGCGGTGGAGAAATGGCGCACGATGCGAATAGAGAAGGTGGTGGTGGCATGAGTTTTTGGCATAAAGCAGGTTCTTCTCACCATTATTACAATAATCAAGAAGAAATTACTCACGGTCAGTGGGGATCTGGGGGTGGATATGGTTATTATTCACAAAATTCTTTTGCACACGACAACGGTAACGGCGGTGCTGGTTGTGTAATTGTTTGGAACTATACCTGAGGGGAATTATGTATCAATCACTAGTAGATAAAAGAAGTGGAAGAGTTCTTCAATTTGTGAAGGGTGGAAATGATGTCAGATTTGAAGTTCATGAAAATTTCATGTGGATAGATGGTCCATACGAAGTTGCAAGAGGAACAGATAGCGCAGATTATTGGTATTATGAAAATGATAGAGAGGTAAGATTACTACCAATCAAGCCACCATCATATGATCTGAGTAGAAGAGTTGCATATGATGCGATTCAGAATCAACTCGATATGTTGTATCATGATATGAAGAATGGACTAATTCCAGGAAAAGAAACTTCCACTTGGTTTGCTTACATAGATTCTATCAAAGAACAATATCCAAAACCATAAATAGAAATATAGAAAAGTAGTGTAACCATGTCTCAATTAACAGTTGGAACAGTTGTTACTGGAAACGCAAGTCTGACTACACAAGGTCTAAAACTTCCATCCTTTAGCAATGCCAGTAGGCCAGCAACTCCAAATATCGGTCAATTGATTTACAATACCGACGAAGGAAAAGCTCAGATTTGGAATGGAACCGATTGGGATGAAGTTGGCGGTGGAATACCAGAACCATCCAACGAAACAAGAGGTTCATATCTAGTATCTGATGGTGATAATGGTGTATTTTGGGCTAGCCCTGGATCAACAGCAGTTTCAGCTCCACTAACTGGATTCAGATATAGAAGTTTGATTACACATGGGTTTCTTCTTGCTGGATATAAAGGATCTCAGCCATGGAAAACAGTAAATAAAACTTGGCACGCTAATGACATCACATTTTATTGTGGTGAGCAGTTGACGAGAGCAGGTTCTTATATGGATTGTAGTTGGAGTGATTATAATGGATATGCTCATGGCATGGTAGATTCTTTTACTGGTAACTCAGCTCACACAGATTCTATCAATTTACACACTGGTGTGAAAAGAATGCAAGGTAGCGGCACCTATCAACCATCCAACTATGGTTTTGATGGTGATGATCCAAGAGGTGTTATGGGATATAACATCGCTGGTGGTTGGGATATGCCAGTTGGACGTGATTATCATGCATGTGCTACAGCACAAGTTCAAGGACATGGGTATAATCTAGGTGGTGGAAATGCTACAGTTGGAAAATTACATTTCCCAACAGAAATTATGTATTCTACCAATTCTTCTCCAGGTGGTGGAAACTGCGCTGCATGTGGAGATGAAAATTATTCATGGGCTTCTATGCAAGCAAATAGAGCATATATCGCCCACTCAAATGATAGTTGGTCTGGATGGTCTTCGAATGCTGCTCCAGATGGTATCTGTAAATTCTTGCCTTCCAAGTGGGGACATTTTTATGGTGGTACTGGAAATAATGTTACTTCTCCATGGACTAAATATAGTGGATCATCGGGAGCTGGTCTAAAGAATGGAACTAAGGTCCGTGCCTATGGTGAAGAAAATTTTGAAATGGGTCAAGACTGGGGATATCTATTAGGACAATATGATGGTCAGCAAAATAATCACACAACAAAATGGGATTATGCTACTGATATCGAAACCAATTTAGGTGCCGCTTCTAGACCAAAGGGACATTATGGACAATCATCTGGTGGATGCTGTTCCGCTGCCGCAACTGTTACTGCTACTAGAGCACTATAATGAGATACCTAATAATTAACGAAAGAGAAATTAAACAAGAGCATTTTGTTAACATAGCTCAAACTATGGATGCAAGATTGCACTACAATGAAGTTTTTTCGTTGATGCATTTTTCTTGTGTAGAAGTAAGTGAGGAAATTTTCCAAGTCATTTATAAAGAATGGCAGACAAAATACAAAGAGGTAACTAGAGAGCAAGCTATAAACGGGTCCAATTTTTTCTCAGAAGTTAGACCATATGGAAAAGTTCTTGCCACTACAACACAGCAAGGATTTGCTTATACACCAGCAAATCCAGGTTTGAAAATACAAGTTGAGATCACGGATGAAATAAGAAAACAAATTGTTGATTTCATGTGTATTTTTGCCAAGGAAATTATTGAAGATGAATATAACACTCGCTTTAGAGTTCTAAAAGATACAAGTGATCTAGAGCAAGCATCATGGGAGATTCAAAAACATGAAGCAAGAGAGTGGCTAACTTATAGAGGAGCTGACGGACACAGAACTCCATTCTTAGATTACATTGCGGCAGAGAGAGAATTAGATAGAGATTTCTTATCCAATAAAATTCTAGAAAAATCAGAAGAGTATGAAGATAAACTATCAACGATGTTGGTAGAATATCAAAAACTACTCAAAAAATTTGAATCATGCGAAACCGTATGGGACCTAAATATTCTATACGAAGATTATCTAGGAATTATTATGCCAACTTCCCAGGCTATTGAATTGGGAAGAACGGTTTCCGCAGATAATTGGGACCGCAAACCAGAGTATGAGGTAGATGCATATGTCTTTAAGTTCTGAATTTATTAATGATATCAAGTCGATAGTTTCGTCAAACACAAAAGATATAAAATTATCAAAGAATTTTGTAGAAGAGTTTGATATTACTGATAGAGATATGGAGATTTTGGAAGCAAGTCTCCATTTCAATAGCGGTATGACGGAGTATCAGTGCAAGCACTTTGTTGCTGATAGTCAGCTTACTCCATGGAGAAAAGTCCGTCAAGCTTTGATGGAACTAGAAACAAGATATCATGCTTATATTGAACTAAGAAATAGTTTGAGAAAAGCAGAAATCCTTAGAAAGAAATTTCAGCAGTCAATTGAAATGACCTGTGACGAACTCGATAAAGAGCTAATCGTTATCGACATGGAAAAAAATGATTATGACATCACTATTTGGAAAAGAAAACTTCGTCAAGCAGAGTATGAAATAAAATATTTCTTGAATATTATTGAATCTCATGTTGATGAAGATCATCCTTTAGAGTATTACACTGAAGAGCAAGAGGATGAAGAAAGAGTATATTGGATTGCTCGCATGGGTAAGCAAGCGGCGATGGATATTGTTTCTTATGGTCGTATTGGTTCTGGAAATATGACTTCGATTATGGATATGCCAGAAGAAGATCAGGTAAGAGCATTAGAAGTTGCGGTTCAATATTCTGCAATGATTGGTGGCGGTATCGATAAACTCAACAAAATCATTGCTCCCACAATTCAGAATCAATTATCAGCACAAGGTATTCACTTACCAAAATTAGAACAACATAAATATACAGGACAACTACAGTTGAAAGGAGACAAGAAATGAGGCATCTTGAGTTGCTTCCTATTATCCATTATACAATTTACGATAGATTTGATCTTGAAGATAAGAACAAAGATCTGGATCGTGTAGCATTACAAAAGTTATGTGAAAAGCACAATCCACTAATTCATGAAGTGAATGACATGGCATTTATTAACAAAGTGGTAGAAGAGTATGGCGAAACAATTCTCGATCCCGATCAATACAAAGCTCAGTGAAGAGTTTGTAGAGAATACATTTATTCCTTTCCTAAAGCAATATAATCATCTAATTTACGATTTGTATTTTACATGTCGTATGCCCCCATTCATTCAAGATGCTATGGGGGATACAATTGACGGAGACATGAGAGAGACAACATATAATGCTCTCTACATCTCGGAACAAACTGGCATACCACTATCTGCTACATTCAATAATATCCAGGTAATTCCAAGCCAGGAAAACCTGGATATTTTTATTACAAATTTCAGACCTTTGTATGAAGCAGGTGTTCGTATTGTCACGATACCACATACATCGTGGATCATGACAGGTCAGATTCAAAAAGAGTTTCCAGAACTATTCATCAAGAATACTATTCTTAGGGAAGTTACTAGAGCAAATGAGATTGTGAATCTTGCTAAGGCAGGATTCCATTATATCAATCTTGATAGAGATCTCATGCGCGATAGAGATCAACTGAATAAGATCATGGAAGCAAAAAAGTATTGTGCTTCTATTGGAAAACCAGTCAAGATTTCACTGCTTGCTAATGAATGGTGCTGGGGTGGTTGTCCTATCATGCCAGAGCATTACCATTATAATATGACTAGGAGACCAGATAATCCTCAGTATTTCCATAGTGAGATCAGTAGAGTTTCATGTTCTTCTTGGGATGAGTATGATCCAGCAACGGCTTTGAAAGCAGCAACTCTACCACCATGGAAAAAAGATTGGCAAGAGTTTCTGGATCTTGGTATTGATGTTTTCAAAATGCATGGCAGGGAGAATGCTATGCGTCTGATGGAAACTATGGATATCGTCAGGCGTTGGGATGCAGATGAAGATCTATTGTATCCACAGTTCAACGATTATATTGAAGATGTAACTCTGGAAGAAAAACCAATTGATATCTGGAGAGAGAAGATCAAGACTTGTGGATTTGATTGCTGGAAGTGTAACTATTGCGACTCTGTAGTTCATTCAAGAATGAAGAGAAGTGATAGAGAAATGGATAGTGATGTAAAACTAGTTTTGGAATCTATAGATAAAGCTGCTCGTCATGAAAGCAACTTTGTTGAAGATGGATACAAATATCCTGGTCTTTCTTCAAATAAAGTACGGCATTTTCTAAACAACTTATGTTCCAAAGAAGATACTGTGTATCTTGAACTTGGAGTATATGCTGGCAGCACATTCTTTGCTGCTACTATGAGTAGAGATGTAACTTGTTTTGCTATTGATGATTATTCTCAGGGAATAGTATCTCCTTTTAGGGAGGATGTAGTTATTCCAGATATCAGCAGTCCAAAAGAAAAATTCTTTAGGGGTTTGAAAGAGAATCAATACTTCTACGAAAAGACAATTACTGACTTAGACGGTCAGCATTTTATTGGAAAGAATCCAAACATCATATTCTACGATGCAGATCATGATCCACAGAAGCAATTTGATAACCTAACATATCTATTGCCAGTATTTGCAGATCAATTTATTCTAGTAGTTGATGATGCTAATTTCATGGGAGTAGTTCAGTCTGGTGAGGCATTTGCTAAGGAGAACAATCTCAATATTGTTTTTGATCGCAAGATATTGACAACCGTTCCAGAAGATGCTAATAGCTGGTGGAATGGTATTCACATAATGATTTTGAGGAAATGAATTCATTCAAATATCAATATCTAAAATTGAAATTGGAAGATAAAGTTTTCAATAACATTCTTGGTATCACAGATGAGTATGTTGATTATGAAATCTGCAAAACAGAATTTTATGATGAGGACGGACAATATAGAAGTAGAGATAATTCAAACAGAAATTCCAAAGCTTGTTTTATTGACGATCCTAGACTCTATAAATTAGTTGATGATGTTGCTAGATTTGCAAATAAAAAGTGCGAGTGGAATCTAGATATAGATTTCATAGAACCACTGCAGCATACATTATATGATGTTGGTGGATTTTATGGATGGCATATTGATGAATCAAATTGGTTGCCAGGAAAAAGAGCGAACAACAAAATAAGAAAAATAAGCTTTTCATTATTGTTGAACGATGATTTCACTGGCGGTGATTTTGAAATACTAACAAATGAAACAAATACAATAACACTTTCAAAAGGCGAGATGATATTTTTCCTAGGAGATTCTTATCATCAAGTAAAACCAGTTGAAACTGGTGTAAGAAAATCTTTAGTTGGATGGATACAGGGACCTGCGTACAAATGAATTTTATCAAAGAATATAAATTATCCGATCTTGAAATCTGTGATAAACTAATCGAACTATTTTGGGATGGAGATAAAGAAGATCTAACCTACGCTGGAAGAGTTGGTGGTGGAAGTATAGTACCAGATATAAAAAGAAGTACAGATTTTTTCATCAAGGATGCCGAACGATTGGGACCACCACAAAAATACAGATATGATGAATATCAAAATCAGTTAGATAGTTTTATTGATGACTATCTACATGTAATTAATATTGAGAATCAGAAATTTGTAATGAAGCAACTACCCCAGATTCAATATTATAAACCTGGAGAAGGTTTTTATACTTGGCACGTTGATGCTTCTGGTCTCAGTGGATGTGATAGAGCATTCGTTTTTATTACATATTTAAATGATGTTCCAAATGGTGGCACAGAATTCTTCTACCAGAATTACACAACCAAAGCAGAGAAAGGAAATACTGTAATCTTTCCTGCTGGTCTGACCCACAAGCATAGAGGTCAGATATCAGAAGATCATGAAAAATATATTATTACTGGATGGATTTGGTGGGGAGCATGAATAGTCCAATAGTTATTGATAACGTATTACCGTTATCTACGATAAAATCTTTGTATCAGTATTTTGATCCCACAAACCTAGGGGTTTGGACTTTCAATAATAGATCTTATGGAAAGAACGATCCTGTCTCATGGCAGCATCCCATGCGTGATGACTTAGTATTTCTGGAGTGTGCTTCTATTGTGAAACTAAAAATGATGAAGCATCTCAAAAGAGATTTGAAGCTATGCAAGATTCATGTGAACGGACAAACGGCAGGACAGAATACAATCTTCCACAGAGATTATCAGGAAGATAATGTCTGGACGTTTATCTACTTCAACCAACTTTCGTGGAATCAAACTTGGGGTGGAGAGTTTGTCTGTCAATCTCCAGATAGAGTGTATCACTATGTTCCATATATTCCAAACACGGGATGCTTTATTCCATCAAACTGGGAACATCGTGGAGCATCACCAAATCATATGACAGATCAACTTAGAACTACAGTTGCTTTTTCGTTTTGTGATCCATCTATTCATGCTAAAATTATATCACAGACTAAGAGAAAGTGGTATTGAATTATGTTGTATAAGCAATCAAATTTAGAATTTATAGCAGAAAAAATACCAGATACTCATTATACAAATCTGTATGATTATGTACTGAAAAGGAGGAAAGACAATACTTGGAATATGAATTCCAGACTGGCTGGTGCTTTGATGCAACAGTCTAGTTTATCAGAATGGAAAATAGAATGTCCTGGTTTTGAAGAATACTTGCTATCTCTATCTTGTAATATTTGGACTGGTGTTTATCAGACTTGTCCTTGGGACTTTGAGAAAATAAAAGATCCAACAGAGTTTATAAAACTGAGAAATCTCTGGGTAAATTATCAAAGAAAAGGTGAGTATAATCCAATACACACGCATTCAGGTATTGTTAGTTTTGTTGTGTTTGTTGATATACCATACGGCGAAGAAGAAAGATCTATGCATAAAACTAATGGAACATTTCAATTAGAAGAAGAAGTGCTTCCAGTAGATAAATCTTGGAATGGTGTTATAATAATGTTTCCATCATCAACAAAACATGCTGTATATCCTTACCAATCTACAGATAAAGAAAGGATCACAGTTTCGGGTAACCTCACATGGAATGTCGAAGGACCAGATGAAGAGCATTACTAAATACTAACACACACCATTCAACGTGATAACTATGGATCCCGCAGCACTAAGAAAAAACTTTGAAGAGCAAATTGCTACCACCGTAAAACAAATTACGGAACTGGAAGAGAACCTCCAGAAAGCAAAAGAGTATAAGATCAAACTACAAGGTGGTCTTGAGACTCTAGGACTTCTGGAAGGAGAACCAGAAGCACCAGCAGAAGAAACTCCCGCTGAATAAATACTAAATCCCTTCTTCCTAAATAGGTAAGAAGGGATTTTTTGTGTGTAATGGCATCTCCAAGTTCTAGGGCTGATCTTATCACTTATT